ATTGCAAAGGAGTGTGCTCGTTTTGTGCTTCCTTTGGCATGTCCCACAAAAATTTACATGACGGGCTCAGTTCGGTCATGGATCCATTATATTGATTTGCGTTCTGCAAATGGTACACAGAAGGAGCATATGGATCTTGCACTAGGTGCGAAAGAAATCTTCTGCCAACAATTCCCTGCTGTTGCTGAAGCAATGGAATGGGTTTCATAAATATTTACACCAACAATTGAGCTATGCCAACATACCCTGTTATTAATTTAGAAACAAAAGAGAAAAAAACACTCAGTATGACTATGAAAGCATACTCGGAGTGGAAAGAAGAGAACCCAGGATGGGATAGAGATTGGTCACAAGGATGTGCAGGACAGTCTACAGAATTTAAGTGGACTGGTGAAGCAAAATCTAATGGATGGAATGAAGTCTTAGATCGTGCATCAAAACAACCAGGTGCCAATGTCAGTAAAAACCGATACTACGGTTAACCCTTCTATCTTTTATAGCGTATGACCTCAAAAAGAAAGTCCCAAACACCAGTAGTCCCATTTGGGATGAGCAATAAGCACATGAAAAGAAAGAAACCAATTAACTCAGACTTGATGAAAACCATCGAGCCACTGACAGAAAACCAAGAGGAACTTTTCCGTTGTTATAAAAATGATCAAAATCTAGTTGCATATGGTTGCGCCGGAACTGGTAAGACTTTCATCACACTCTATAACGCCCTCAAGGATGTATTAGATGTCAAGACACCCTATGAGAAGATCTACATCGTCAGGTCGCTTGTAGCAACCAGAGAGATTGGATTCCTCCCTGGAGACCATGAGGATAAATCTTCCCTTTACCAAATTCCATATAAGAATATGGTAAAGTATATGTTTGAGATGCCAACGGACACTGATTTTGAGATGCTGTATGGCAACTTGAAAGCACAAGGCACCATCTCATTTTGGTCCACCTCATTTATCCGTGGCACTACACTTGATAATGCAATCATCATCGTTGACGAATTCCAAAATTTAAACTACCATGAACTTGATAGTATTATCACAAGGATTGGTCAAAACTCTAAGATCATGTTCTGCGGTGACGCAACACAAACTGATCTTCTTAAAACAAATGAGAAGAATGGAGTTATTGATTTCATGAAAATCTTACGCATCATGCCTTCAGTTGATATTGTTGAATTTGGAGTAGAAGATATCGTTCGCTCTGGATTAGTTAAAGAATACTTACTCGCTAAGATGGAAATGAATTTATGATTTTTGAGCATTGTAATTACCTTGGTGACCTTGAACTAAACAAAAAAGAAACAAATGGCATCCGTCTCTACAACCTTCCAAATGGAGAGTGGGTGCCTTCTATTACATCGGTAACTTCTTTTTATAATCGACAGATCTTTATCAAGTGGCGTAAGCGAATTGGTATTGAAGAAGCAAATCGAATTACCAAGAGAGCAACTGCTCGTGGAACTGACTTCCATGAAGCAGTTGAAGTTTATATGAGGAACAACGAAATAAACTGGGATGAGTTTCGACCTGCAACTCAGTTTATGTTTCATCATGCTAAACCATATCTTGATAAGATAAATAATATACACGCCATAGAAAGAACTCTATATTCAGAGTATCTTGGACTGGCTGGTAGAGTTGACTGTATAGCAGAATACGAAGGAGAACTTGCAGTCATCGATTTTAAAACATCTGAAAAGATTAAACCTGAAAAGTGGTTAGAGAACTATTTCGTTCAAGAAATGTTTTACGCAACTGCTTACTATGAACTTACAGGCATCCCGGTCAAAAAACTTATCACTATTATGGTTACACCTGGTGGTGATGTTGAAGTATTTGACAAAAGAAACAAAGGGGACTATATTAAATTGTTAGTTCGTTACATTAAAGAATTTGTATCTCACAATCTTAGGACAGAGAATGGAGAATGAACTAGAAAAAGTATTGGAAAGTAAATTCTTTTGCCCTTCTCGTTTTGCACAGGAAATAGAATCTCTAGTCCAAAAAAATGCTGACATGAATTACATTGATGCTATTGTTCACTTCTGTGAACTTAATAGTATTGATTTAGAGTCAGTCCCTAAACTTATCTCCAAACCGCTCAAAGAAAAAATTAAGTGCCAAGCATTGGAACTTAATTTCTTAAAGCGCAGTTCCCGTGCCAAATTGCCCCTTTAATTCCAAAAAAGGGCGAAAAAAATTCCCGGCAAAAAATCCCCTTATTACTTTTTTTGATGATGCCGTTTGATGCATATCGTTGTTACTTGTCGATGAAGAATCACTTCACAAAGGACAAGTATGATTACCACAAATACTGTGGTAAAAGTCGCGCCACCGTGCAGTCTTTTTATAAACGTAAAGATCGCTTTTGGTTTGAAAAATTTGCACGATCTAAATCTGACAAAGAAGTTGAAGAGTTTTTTATATCTAACTTTATCACCTGCACTGATCCAAGTAAACTTTGGATAGGAGAAATGATCCGCAATGGTGAAAGTAGATATACATCATGGAAAAAGAGAACACAGTCCCTCTCATATATCTTCAAAGAAGAATCAGAGTTGGTCTTTGCAGACAATGATTTCGATGCTATGTTCTCTATGGATGGTTCAAGACATCCACAAATTCTCAAAGAATATTTGAGTAGTAGAGTTTCACTAGAAACTATGGTAATCTTGGATCATATTCTTGATTACAAAAAGAAGTGGGATAAAAAACTCACTGACCCGGTGTGGGAATCCGTAAGCATGAAAATGAAGAAGTATTCTCCATTCCTAAATATCGACATACCCCGTTACAAAAAAATTTTAAAAGAGGTTATTATTCATGGCACTTAATAATTCTGAAGTATTAGAAAATCTGAAAAAGCAGAGAGTTGAGATGGAAACGCAACTTGAAAATCTTCGTGTCACTTACTTGAAAGTTCTTGGCGCGATTGATGCACTTTCTCAAATTGAGGAGTCAAATGTTGTCGTTGAAGAAGAGACCGAAGTTGAAGAGGAAACCTCTGAAGAATGAGTTTCTTCGATTCTGATGTAGTCCGTGCAGAAATGACACAGATCCAAGAACTTCAAGAAGAAGTTTATGGTAATGTGTTCAAGTTTCCCTCAATGGACAATAAAGAAAAAAAATTTCATGTAGCATTACTTGAAAAATTAATTGACAAACAACGCATTCTTTTTACAAGATTGAGTTTGTCCGATGATCCTGAAGCAAAGCAGATGAAAGAAAATATCATTGAATCTGCTAAACTAATGGGTCTCCCTGATGGGACTGATATGAATGTTGTGTTTAATAACATGACTAAAATGCTTGAAGTGATGAAGACCCAGATTGACAAATCTGATTCTGACCTATAGAATATAAGGGTACACACAAGCCAAATCCGTACAAATCCGAGGTAATCCTATGTCTTTCGCAGACCTTAAAAAGCAATCTTCTCTTGGTTCGCTAACTTCTAAATTGGTAAAAGAAGTTGAGAAGATGAACAATACCAGCAGCGGTGGAGATGACCGTCTCTGGAAACCTGAAATGGACAAGACCGGCAACGGTTATGCAGTCATCCGTTTCCTGCCCGCACCTGAAGCAGAAGAACTGCCCTGGGCAAAAATGTATTCCCATGCCTTCCAAGGTCCTGGTGGTTGGTATATTGAAAACTCCTTGACTACATTGGGACACAAAGACCCTGTATCAGAGCACAATCGTGAACTGTGGAACAGTGGTCTTGACTCTGACAAGGAAACTGTTCGTAAGCAGAAGCGTAAACTGTCTTATTATGCCAACATTTATGTTGTGCAGGACAAAGCAAACCCACAAAACGAAGGTAAGGTTTTCCTGTATAAGTTTGGTAAGAAGATCTTTGACAAGGTTATGGAAGCAATGCAACCTGAGTTTGAAGATGAAACTCCTATCAATCCCTTTGATTTCTGGGGTGGTGCTAACTTTAAACTGAAACTGAAGAAGGTCCAGGGTTACTGGAACTATGATTCATCTGAGTTTGATAAGGTTGCACCACTTCTAGAAGACGATGATGCTCTTGAAGCCTTATGGAAGAAAGAGTATTCACTGAGTGCTCTTACTGCTGCTGATCAGTTCAAAGACTATGATCAACTGCAGAACCGTCTTAAGATGGTATTGGGACAGAAGTCTGCACCTCGTCGTCACGATGAGGAACTGGAAAGTGAGAGCGAAGGTCGTGGATCTTTTACTCCAAACTTTGAGTCAAGCAGACCTCCTGCTGCTGATTTCAATGCACCAGACATCACTCCTACTAAGTCTGCGGACTCAGATGAGGATGATGCTTTATCTTACTTCCAGAAACTTGCTGAAGAGTAATTACTGATATAATCTAATATTTTCAGCACGTTTGAGGGTTTCACTTACATATTGAGTGGAACCCTCTTCGTATGTCATGAGATCTTCCAGATCATCACGAACTACCTGGATATATTTTGGTCTTAATAGATAGATATTTCTTTTTCCTTCGTTTATTTTTTGCTCATACTCATAGTTTGTTACAGGTATTGTTGGAGTAATTGTTTTTAATTCGTTTGCTCTTTCGTCAAAGAATATTACAGAGTAATTTGACTCTACCTGAAGTCCTGCCTTTACAATCACAACACCACTAGCATCTTTTACCTCAATGGTTTCATAATGGTGAATACCGCCTATTAAATTTTCATAACTTTCATACTTATCAGTCATTAGTTCATCAAATACGCTATTAGCGATCGGCCACTCATTTTGAATGTTGATAACATTATTTGCCATTAGAACTAACCAATCAAGAGTTGAATCTTGATAGATTTCAAACGCTACATTGTCAGGACGGTCATCGCCCTGAATTTGATATTTCGTGAAGAAAGTAAGATCCTGAAAGATATCCTCTCTCAAGAATCCTCTTCTAAAGAGGTTTTTAACAGTAATATAATCAGAAATTTTAGCGTCAGGAAGTCTACTGACGTATTCAAAATCGGGAACTTCTGAAAAGTAATTTGACATTTTAGAATCCTACATCTCCATCACCATCACCGTATTCATCATTAAAGACTGGATCAAGTTCTTTAAAAGCTAATGATAATTCCACTGCTACCGGTGCTCCATTTTTAAATGTTGCATAATTATTGTTTGGCGTATAGTTTACACCCACACTTAATAAGGCACATTCTTTTATCTTATTCAAAAACTTATTTTGATCACCGTCCTCACCTCTATGTAGGTATTCAATTTGGAAAGTGTGAGGTGCTTTAACTAGATATTGTGCTGATGTTCTTTGAGGAGATCCGCCTTGTTTAAAGAACCTTAAAATTTTCATAATCTCAAGACTTTCCTGCTCATTTCTTGCTCCCATCTGGAAAGAAAAGTTGAATGGTCTAAGAGATGGTCCTTTAAAAAGAAGTTCAAGGTTAGGATTGACCACAGCACCTTGAGTTCTTGCGAGCACTTCGTCAGCAGAGATACCAACTGCAGATGCAGATATGACACCAGCGAGTGCCTCTTTAGCATCTCCTGAGGTAGTGCCTAACTTCCCAATCAAATCACTGGTAGATTGTCCCGCAGCACCAAAACCTTTTGACAAAGCCTGACCGGCAACTTCTAATCCTGCAAGTTGAAGCGGGTTTATTCTACCGTCACCCCATTCAGCAACATTCTGGTCTATGATTGCACCTGGGATTGGGAGAACCACGGTGCCAATTGCGTTTCTACCTTTTGCCCTATCATCTAATGCACCCGCTCCTCCTCCTTTCTTTGTAAATTTTTTAGGTGAGAATTCAAGCATAC